ATTTTCTGATGAACATGTCATCTATAGTAATAGGGTAGTGTTGGTGGAACTGCACCTTGGCTGTTTCTCCCTTCTTTGTACCCTCTAATGCGAGATATGCCTTACGCTCGTTTTGAATATGTTGGTCTGTTACCCCTCTTCTTGCGTATGCGTTGAAGAATATCGGTATGATTCCGTACTGATAGTTTCTTTCTCTCCATTGCTTAAGACACATCTTGAACTCTGACTCGAATACAGAGCCTCCTTTATCCATTTCACCTCCCGTTCCCCAGGCGATGAACTGCTGTTGCATGGTCATCTTTCCTGTTTCCGGGTTAAACTTGAACAACGCAGGTCGACCTTCACGCATCATGTCACCAAATATCTCAAATAAACCAATCTCATCCACGAATACAGCAGATGGTGAACCCCCGTTGATTGAATCGACAGCAGGAGTGTCTACTTGGAAGCGTGAACCACCACCTTCGTCACGACCTTTTCTGTCTCCCTTTCTATCAAAATTCATGATTTGGTCAGTCCAGTTCTTAACCTCCTGCGCCATGTAATCAGGAATCTTAGTGTATGTCCACTTCACCTTATCACGGAAGATTTCTATACCCTTGTCTTTTGAGTGGGTAACGAACTTGATGAAATACGATTTGTTTAGGTTGACACGTTTCATTCCTGCGAGACACATCGTAGTGGTAAAACCAATCTGACGAGCCTTACCAATCATCATGGAATATCCGCAGTCGTATAAGAATAGAAGAACCTTTTGTGCATCCCAAGCTCTGTATGGCAACATACCATTCTCAGCACGGTCTTCTTTTATGAATCCATATTTGTTACAGAAGTAAAGAGTGTTGTCTTTACAGCGTTGGATTTCCGTAAAGAGCCAATCCATTTGGTCTTCTTCATTGTCGTAATCCAGTATCGCAGATGTATCCTCCATCCAGAGGTCTGCTTGTTTGCAATATAAGTCAAAGGGCTTGAACTTCAATTTGTTTTGCCATCCCGAGTTAATGCTGTCTATCCAATCAACGAATTCTTTTGGATATTCAAACTCTTCGTGGTTTGGCTTCCACTCTTGTGTAAGCACGCCCTTTGTACCAATATTGTCTTGAAATAAATCAAAACCCATATGGTCTATTTTATTCTTTGTCTTTTAATCTGTTCGATTTAACGCTAAGTCTCTCAGTAGGAGTAGTAACTGTTTTCTTCATGAAGGCAGCAGTGTTGTTTCCTTTGTCTCCATATTTTATCATTTTCTGCTTTCCTCCTAAGCCTTTCTTCATTGCGTAAGAAACATCTGTTGTTCCCTTTCTGATAGCTTGCTTAGCTTTCATTCTTGAAAAAGGACCTTCAAAAACATTTCCGCTAGCGTTAACCTCTTTGACTTCTTGAACTTTTTCTTTCTTCCCCTTGCCTTTATCGCCAGGTCCGCCTTTAATGCTATATGCTTTGCTTACAGCTGCTTTTAATTTTGCTTTGATACTCATAATTCAAAATTTATCTTGCTTGGCATTGACCTTCCTTACAAACCATAACATCTTTGTTACGCTTTGTTGGTCCAGCTGCATCAGCCATTGTTCTCTTGCGACCTTTGTTCTCCTTGATATTCATTCCCATCTGCTCGAACTTGTCCTTGATGTTTCTTCCTGCCGTTTCCATTTTGTAAAGCATAGGGTTAGAGTACTTACCATACTTTCTTTCCCCCGGTTGTCTTTTCTTGAAGTACTGACCCCTGCTTTCTCCCTGCTCTTCGCTTGTGCTTTTTTCAGTTCCAGAGATTCCTTTGATTACTCCTTCGTAAGAATTCTTGCCTGCTTTTTCATTTCGCTTCATTTTAATCTTATCACCCAAAGAAGAACCGCTCTTCATGTCTCTAAATTTGCGTCGAATATCATCGCCAAGGTTGTTGAGTTTAATCTTTGCCTTTCGCTTGAAATTTTTCGCTTTCATTTTCAATTTCTTACCAAGCTTTCCATCACCAATGCCGCCAGTTGCTTCATTAAGTGACATTTTTTCCATCAATGCCATTTTATTTCTTCTTTAAATTTTTCATTACATTTTTGTTAATCCAGCTAACACCTTTTGTGGCTGACCTATTTGTTTTACTCTTAGGATTTTTCAAATCGTTTATCATGTTAACTGATGATAACGAATCTTTTTTTGCACTTTTATATATCTTATCAGCTCTCTTTAATCTGTCATTACCAGACATACTTACGCTTTTCCCTGATAAATCCATTAATTTTCTTTCATTAGCGTATCCCCTAGCCGACATTGCTGTGCCTACTTTTTTCTGAAAGTCAGCTTCTTTTTTCTTTGCATTAGACCTTCTCATTAGCATATCTGCATTTTCATAAGTCGACACAGATGCAGCTCTAGATTGAGGAGATTCAGATTGAGAAGGAGAAGGCGATTTTTGTATTGAAGCAGTGTTCTTGCTAGCAACAGTGCTTACCTTTTTTTTGTCGCTATTTTCGCCTGCTTTTTCTTTTTTTCTTAAAGCTTTTTCTACTTTTAAATGAAAAATTTTCTTGCTTATTAAGCGGGATAGTTTCCCTTTATATGAACCCATTTTACTTTTTTTTAGATTTTTTACTACGATTTATATTTGACTTAACGCTAGACCCTGGAGTCTTGAACATCGCATCAAGATTTTTGTCAATAAGACGACCTTGGAAAGCCAATCCATTGTTCTTACGGTTATAGTCTACATACTCATCCGTAGAGTACTTAGGCATAGGCGGCTTAACCTCATCCTTAAATGAGGACTTAGGAGCCGAACACGTAAAGTCTATGGGTTTAATCTTACGTGGCATTATCCTTTTCTTTTGATAACTTGAATCTTCTTCCCCGAAGCATCTCTATCTACGATACGTTGACGCTTAAGGTCTCCACCTGTTGTGTACACGTCAACAATTTTACGTGACCCAAGCTCAGGGTTTTTCACCTTAACTACAGAACGCTTTCCAACTTTCTCAGTACCAGTGAATGTTTTGCCATCCATCTCCATAGATACTGTCTTTCTGCCAGTGGCCTTGTTGTAGGCATTCTTGACTTTTTCTACAAGGCTAGTCTTTGGCTTTTCACCAGCAAATGCTTTAACTGCTTGTTTCGCAAATTTCTTTATTTGTCTTTTGGATTTTGATGTTGGAGTTGTACTCGCTATACTCTTGATGTTGTCAACAATCCCATTACTTTTTCCCATGATTTCTATTTATTTTTTGATTTAAAAATTTTCTTCCCATTGGAAGCTTTTCCGTATTTATTTGCGTCTGTATCTACAGATACATTCTTCTCAGTATAAGCGCCGAACTTCTTGCCCTTGTTAGCTGACCCAGCGTATACACGGTTGCCCTTCTGAATTAAGTGATTACAGTTGTCCATGATTTATTTTTTACGAGTTGTGGCGAACCTCGCCTTTACATATAAGTCCCATATCTTCTTTTTCAGGACTCTATTATCATTAGCATTGTTCCGTGCATCATCTGCATAGTCCTTGCGAATGTCCTTATCCATGCTGGCAATGGCATCATAATATCTCTTATCCTTTGCAGCCACTTGATTTCTTTTTAGGCATAGGATTCTTAGTAGCCTTTTCTTTTTTGACTTTCTTGCTACTATAATCCTTCTTAATCATCTTAGGGTCAATGCCCATCATTTTTCCTAACACAATAAAATGTTTAGGACAAATGTAATGAATATATTTTTACGAACTTTTTTGAATAAAAAAATGCCCCACCGAAGCAGGGCATCCCTTAAACATGAAAACCTAAAAAACCAAATATGCGAGAACAAATGCAATGAGGTTTACAAATATACGATTAAATTGGAAATTTCCTACTGTCTATTATTTTTGTTTTTACTTCTGAACCATTTGACTGATTTCTTGCGCAGTGTATCTCCAAAATTCTACCTCCTAATGGCTTTGGTGGCGCACCTCTTTCAACGTGCCACCCACTGAATCCCTCTCCGTATTCTTCTTTGTAAGTACCAGTAAGCATGAGGTGTATGTTCTTGTGCTTAATAGTGTATCCTGTCTTTGAATGGAAGTCAATCGTTTCACGCACGTCGTTACGAGAAGAGTTTTCGTGGATATGTCCCATGGTAAACACGTCCATTCCCTCATACGTTTCAAGCGCACGGGTCATGTTAATCGCCCCCTTGGTAACTACACCGCCACCGCCCGAGCCGTGGTAGTATTTAATCTTGGTAGATATGGATGATGTGGTGCTTTCGCCAGGGAACTGATTGATGATAAGCCATCCACCATATCCGCCAGTCTGTATATTCGACCCTGCCTTGTAGTTAAGCAAGTCAACGAATCGCTGTACAACGTCCGTCTCCTGCCACTTGATAATCCCCGTCTCGTGGTTCCCGTATCCAATCACAGTTATTATGTGTGCATAAGGTTCAAACCAATCCACCGCAGTCTCGATTACAGAGTCAAGATATCTAGCGTTGTTATGTTCAGGTCTGATGTCGCTCTTATTTCCACGTCTATCGCCACGCCCCTGCATCAAACAGAATGTGTCGCCATTCAGCATCACAGGGATTTCGTTTTCTACGCAATAGTCTAGGTGATGTTTAAGCAAGTCTCTATCGCAATGTGGGTTATCCCAGTGTAAGTCCGAAAGCATAGCAATCCGAACTGTCATTCCCTGCATCTGCATCTGATGCACGTTTCTGCTGTGGCGAGTTATCTCCATTAGAAAATGTTTATGAGTTTACTTTCGATGACATTAAGTTCATAGTCCCTCTTGGGCATGTTATTAAATTCCTTGGTAGAGTAAAGCATCTTCTTCATCGTGCCTTTATAGAATACCGTTGGGTTGACCATATAATCTCTTCTACCTTTTTCGACTGTAAATCTAAGGATATCTTTCTCACATAATTGTTTGATGCTACTGATGACATAATCTGTCTTTAACCCCATAGCATTCACAATATCCCTAATCCCATATTTCTTCAGATGATTTCCATACGCCATGTTCTTTACGAAGAAACGCAACGTCCTGAATGCCGACGGCTTTAACTCGTCCTGCAAATCAAAGGTGTCTATGAAGGCAACGCAATAACGAAGCTTTTTCTTCTTAAGCAACATTCCAATCAGCTCATCAGACTCGTCGCTGTACGCCTCCCCAATAGTCATGAAGTTACCCTGCGCATCCTTGTAGTAAAGGTCAAGTTCCTTCCTACGGTAATACGCAATCCTATCGGCCTCCATTAAGACCAAGTCGTAAACAATGTGATTATCCATAACTATGCTTTTCGTTTCTCGATAATACCATCAACATTAAGCTTAATCTTCTTCAGATGAGAAAGACTTTCCTTATGCCTAGTATGCTCATAGAAAATCAATCCGCTTAACGCCCTGCTAAACTCCGCAACATTCATGTCGCCCTTCATCTTGTTACACTGACCGCAACAAGGTACCTTATTGTCATTGCTTAACTTACCGCCACGACTCTTAGGATATAGATGGTCTACAGTTCTTGAGTAGTCATCCAACGTGGTCTTACAATAAGCGCAAACACTAAGGTCTACACCACTTTTCGTAATCATAATAATACATTTTATATAACAAAGATACGTCTTTTCTTGTTACCACTAACCCCTAGAACAGTCTGTACCCCCTTTTGGCAACATCAATTCCTTAATAACCAACTACTTAACATATTTAATCCCTATAAGTGTTCCTCTGCTATATAGGGTGCATGCGACTACGCCTGTGGGAGCGACCCCATTTCCATACCCCTCCACCTTTATATCTACGCCTAGTGGTACCCTTCCATAGTACTACTATCCCTCCCCCAAAAGTTTTTGTATACTCAGGGGTCTTTCCCACGCATTTGTATCCCCACCACTTTGCTGACCGAAAGTCAACTTCCAAAGTCCAACTGCTCCTTTAGTTTAACTATCTTTTTCGTCACTAACTAGTTCATTCGTTCAACGGCTTTCATCGTTCAACTATTTATGCCGTTCAACTAACTTGTTCGTTCATTACCGATGACAAACTATTTATTTCGTTCAACTATTCATTACGTTTCAACTAAATAATACGTTCAACTATTCATTACGTTCGCCGGGACGTCATAACAAAACATTATGACCTACATTAATTTATTTTATTATGCGTACATAATACCTCCTTTCTTCCCATTATGGGAAACATTCCAACTATGGGAACATAATTCCCGAAATGGGACACCGGTTTTCCTTACTACGAAATAAAAATGACATTTCCAAATATTTTGCTGTTTTTTTTCAGAAAATACGTATTTCTACTTAGTTTTAAAAAAATTTTCTACGTATTTCTACTTAAAAACTACGTAATTTTGCAAGAAAAGTTTGGTAATGTCAAAAGTATGCCTACCTTTGTATTGTCTCCAACGGGGGGCGGGTTTACTTGAAATAGGCACGTTGGGAAATGTACCTTTGACTAATAAGTTAGTTTAACTACCAATTTTTGGATGGGGATGGAATGTCCTGGAAGTTCAAAAAGATACATTGGAATGATGGGTATGTTATGTCTTATTGGTTCGTTCTTTGAAATACTGTGAAATGACGTAAAACTAAATAAATAGGGGAGCGTGCGTTTGCACGTTAGGCGTCGATGCCTCTAGATATAAACCGATAAAGCGTGAGAACTATAAAATTAGTGGGTAATGTATTAAGGGGTGGCGTCTCAAAAAAAAATAAGAAGGAACAAAGGAAATTCAACTATATATTAAGGTGAGACGAAAGGCGTTACAGGGGGTTCGAGTCCCCCACACCTACTAACCAATAAAAACAAAGTAAAATGTCAACAAAAACAGCAGTAACAACTACAAAGGTAGTTAAAGTAGACGCAACTACAAAGGTAGTTAAACTAACTCTTAAAGAGAAGGTGGCGAAATATGAAGGTCTTAAGGCGCAAGGAACGCTTACGCTTACTCAATTGGGCTATCTTGCGAACGCAAAGTACAAAATTGAGGACAGAAGTTTGTCTAAAGTATTCAAGGCAGTGAGCGAATTACAAGACATTGCCGAATTGTTGGGTAAAAGTCCGATGCCGTCATTCAAGGCGTTTGCCGATGCGATGCCTACTAAAGAATTTTACAGCGTGTATGACGGTATCCGTACTATTATCAAATTCAATAAAGCAAGTGTAACGGCTACAAAGGTAGCACGCCAAAACAAAGCAACAGCGAAAAAGTAACAAGGTCGCAAGGTTTGAGGGGAGGGCAGTAATGCTCTCCCTTTTTTATTTGCTTGTTGAGAGTGAGACGAGGTAATGTATTAATGTAAATTGAGGTAAAATAAATTGTGAAATTATGAGAGCAAAAGAACGAAAAAATCTAATTGCTATGGGCGCTTGTAGTGCCTTGTTTCTAGTATTAAATCAAGTTGCCGCTGCGCAAAATTTGATTCACCCGGTAATCTATGCCATCGCTTTAATCGGCGGAGGTATTGCGCTTGTTCTGTCCATTGGCGAAATATTCGTCATGAAAGCAGAGCAAAGATTAAATGAAATCGAGAAGGAAAACAGCAAAGAAAACAGTTACACACCTAAATTGTAAGTTATGCAAAAGACAACCAAGCAAACAACGACAAAATTCGTTCACAGTAAAGTGGAGTACATTACGGTGAGAAAAGAAGGATACCATGACATAAGAGTAAAGTATGTTGACGGCATACCTGTAAAGGAGTTCAAAGTTAAAAACTACCTATGAAGACATTTAGAATCGAGGTAACAGCCGATGATGGCACTACTTCAGTGCATAAAGTCATGGCGTTCAACGCATGGCACGCCATAGACCTGCTGTACTACAAATATGGCATGGAGAAGGTGCAAAGTGACCGAAATAAATACAAACAAGCATGAAATTGACTAAAGAAGAACAAGTAACGCAGTCCACTACACTATGGATGCTCAACGCCCTATGGGCAACGCTAATCGTGGTAGGGGTATACCATAATAACATGAAAAAACATAAAGAACAACTTAATACGGCAAAAAATGAAAAAGTTTCTGTTAAATAGTAGAGTACAAGAGTTTATCAACCTAATTACGGGCGTATATACGCTTGCAGGCATGATGGTAATGTTTATCGCAGGAGATTCGGAAGAATTGCGACAACATGTGTGGTTGGGGGTTTCATCACTCTCCACGCTACTCACATTCCTATGTTACAACATATGGGTATCACTAGAACTAGACGCACAAAGACTAAACAACAAATTCTAAATTAAAATAAAGTGAACAAAGTAAACACAAAAAAAGAGTGGCTACTATGGGTAGTCTATGGGTCAGCGATGACATTAGTAATTGTAATTCTCGCATCGTGCGGGCTAATCGGTAAAAATTAAAAGGTATGAAGAAAGTAATGCTAGTGATTGAAAATAGTTGGTATGAGACCCAAGAAATCGAATTGGGTGTATTCTCAAATGAGACAATAGCAAATGACTTTGCCAACAAAGCAAGATATTTAATCGAGC